GGTCACGCCGTGGCAGCCAAGCTCCAAGAGATGCTCGGTGAGTAGCGCGACCCCAAACCACCGCAAAGGTGTCTGTCCCCTTTGCGGTGGTTTGGGCTGCGAATCTTAATACTGCCACAACTAACTGCGTGCCATCTACCTGCGGCTTTGCGGGGTAATATCCTAACTTATCCCAAGCGCGTCGAAGGCGGCGCGGACGACCTGCTCGGCGGTGGGGCGGATATAGTGCCGTCCCGACACGCCGGGGAGGGCGTGGCCCATCAGCATCTCGATGAGGTCCCACGGCAGGCGAAGCTCGACCTCCGCTATCGTACGCCATGAGTTGCGGAGGTTCGACCACGGGATGTGCTCGATGCCGCGGGCGGCGCAGAGTTTCCGCCAGCGGTCGTTGCAGATGCTCCGGTTCATTGGCAGCCCGTCGCCCCGGTCGCTCAGCCACTCGCGGCCCTCGGCGGCGCGCGAGGCCGCTATCTCGACGAGGCGGTCGGCGGCCTGCGGTAGGATCACGACGGTGCGGGCGGACTTGGCGGTCTTGAGGGCGCCAACCGGCTCGGTGCCGGACTGCTGCATCTGGCGGCAGATGTCGGCCGAGGCGAGTACGGTGCCGCTACGCTCCCAGCGCAGCACCTCCTCGGTGCGCACGCCAAGCGACTCGCCCGAGCGGCAGGAGCCGAAGCACGCGAGGATGAACGCGGGCTCCAGGGGGTTGCCGCGCAGTGCGTCGAGGACGCCCAGGGCCTCGTCGAGGGTGTAGACGCGCTTTGAGCGCTCGCGGGTCTTTCTGGTGGGCATGGTGTACCTGACGCTGGCGGCGAACGGGTCGAGCGGCAGGCGGATGAAGGTCGAGACGCAGGCGTAGACCTTGCGCAGGGTGAGCAGGGCGGTATCGGCGGTGGCGGCGGGCAGTGTCAGCAGCCAGTCCTGCAGCTCGACGGCGCGCAGCTGGTCGACGGGCATTGCGCCCCAGCGGGGTCCGACGTAGTTCTTCCACGAGCGCAGCACGAGGTCGCGGGTGTTGGGGGCGAGCGTCCCCGCCTCGACCTGTGCGGCCATCTTGGGGACGAGCCACGTCTCGTAGGCCTTGGCTATGGTGGGCACGGGCGCGTCGTCGGCGTGCTCGACGTGGATGCGGTCGAGTTCCGCGCACGCCTCGCGGTAGGTGCCGTACACGGTCTTGGTCTTGCGCCTGCGGCCCTGCGGCGTGTTCTGCATCCAGCGCAGGACGTACTTCTTGCCGCGCCTCATCTCGGTCACGGAACCCCAGACGCGGCGGCGCTGCTTCTTTGTCATATAATCAGATCCGTTCAGATCGCGGGCTTATTCTCCGTTTCGCCCGGTTCTGACTCCGGCCCCGTCTCACGTTCCAAAGTGCAGGGGCCGTCTCCTTAGTCTCGGGGTTGCGGCATCAGCCTACGGTCCCGAGATTTTTTTTGCTTTCATGGGCATCACCTCCCTAGATGTAGACGCATGGAATCTCGCCCCTTACGGTCGATTTGAGCCTGAACGGGGCGGCTTTTCTGTGCTGAGGGGCTATGCCGGCCCCTCGCCCGCGACGGCGAGCTCGCCGCCGACGGTCCTGATCTTGTACGAGTAGCGCTCGCCGGCCGTCCATATGTGGACGTCTGCCGTGTAGGGCCGCGCGTCCGCCGTGTAGCCCATGTGGACTATCACGCTGTCTCCGTTCGGCCGGTCCCAGACGGCGGTGGCGCGGGCCACGCACTTCGGGAGCTTGCCGGTCTTCGTGAGCGGCCTCCAGTCGATGAGCGGCTCGCACGGCTTCGCGGCATCCCCGATGCGGGCGCGGCACAGGCCGTCGGCTATGTCGCGGGCGTCCGCCAGCACGCGGGCCGCGTCGATGGCCTCGACGTTGGCACCGGCGTCCGCGAGCGCCCTGCGCGTCTCCACCTGCTCGCGCATATATGCGGCCTCCTGCTCGTCGTGCGCCCGGCGCCGCCTCTCCATCTCGGCGTTGCTGACCTCGCGGCCGTTCTCGTATATCCCCGAGCCGCCGCTCCACCCGTTCTCCCAGCCCTCGATGAAGGCGTCGCGGAACTCCTTCTTCATGTCCTTGCCGTCGAACTCCTCGTGCCACGCCGTCACGAAGGCGTTGCGGGCCTCCTTGAAGAAACCCATGCCGCTACCTCTCGTCCCGCTCGCCCATGTACCAGACGACTCGGCCCTTGCAGACCACGGGCGCATCGTCCGGGCCGGCTAGGATGTCGTCGTACTCGCCGCTGTGGCTGTCCGCCGTGAGCATCACGGTCGAGCGGCCCCGGGTGTAGTTGCGCACCACGGCGCCGTAGTCGGCCGTCTCGGCGAGCACCGGCTGGCCGTTGACCGGCTCCATGTCAGGGTCGACGAGCAGCAGGGCGTCGTGGGGGAAACGGTTGTCCATGCAGCCGCCCTGGGCGTGGACCATGAACCCGCGCGGGTGCGCGTCGGCGATGGAGGCGGGGACCTCGACCTCGTCGGCGAGGTTCCCTTCGTCGCACGGCTCGCCCATGTGGGCGAAGCCCAGCAGGGGGACCATGCGCGAGGTGCCGCTGATCGCGGTCTCGGTGGCGTCCTCTCCCATGAGTTCGGCGACCGTGGTATCGAAGAGGTCGGCGAGTTGACGAAGGATGGGCGTCCTCGGCGTGGCGCGGCCGCTTTCCCACTGACTTACCGACGAGTAGGTAAGACCGAGCTTGTCCGCCAACTCTGCCTGCGTGAGGCCTAGCTCGTCGCGGTGTGCGCGAATCTTCTTCCCGAGGTCCATCTTTCACCCCTTTAGGTAAATTACAATTTCCCTTTAATTTTATTAAAAAAGTAGTTTGAATTATCTTGAATGTGTTGTAATATGATTACAGCGAAAGGAGGACGGGATGACAGAAACGTTGAGAGAGGTCCGAGAGCGCAAGGGCGTCAAAAAGGGCGCCGTAGCCGAGGCGATGGGCGTCACCTACCCCACCTATCAGCGGTACGAGGAGACGAACCGAATGCCTACCGACGCATTCGACGCGGCCTGCCGCTTCTTGGGCGTCTCGCGAGATTCTATTTTTTTGGCCAACGACTTGAATTAAATTAAAGTCACAAACGAAACGGAGAGAACCATGAACGAGAACTACATCGACATCGAGCTGGGCGGCTGGAACATCCCCGAGGCCATCACGGTCGAGGCCGAGCCCGTCGAGGCCCGCGACTTTTCCGACTTCGAGCTGTAGGGGAGGGCGACATGAACACCAGGAAGAACTACCCCTACCACGTCGTCTTCAAGCAGAACGAGGACCTCGACGGCGCCATGTGCGAGACGACGGAGTCGGTGGTGAACCGCATCTGCCACCTGTTCGGCTTCGCTGACTGGGCCGTGAGCATGGTCGAGGGCGACCTCGACAGCGCCGAGATCGCCGGTACGCGCTACTACGTGCACACCTCCGTGCGCTTCACCGCCAACGGCATCGGCTGGTCGACGGACTTCGAGAACCTGGTCCGCGAACCGGTTCTCGACGAGCACTAGGGAGGGCGACATGGGAGACGTGAAGATGCGCCGCGAGAACATCAGGTACGAGGCGCGCGGGAAGTCCTTCGAGATCGAGTACCCGCAGGGCTTCTCGGGCATCGAGGCCATCGTCTGCTGGTGCGACGCCGGCGGCGGCTGGCACCATGAGGCCTTCGAGTCGTTCCTCGACGCCCGCGGTCGCCTGGACGGGCTGCTGCGCGGCGAGGCGGTCATGGCCTACGTCCAGCGCACGGTCTGCATGAACACCGCCGACGCCATCGACCCCGGCATCCAGCCGGTTGAGGTCGGCCTCGCTGCGGGCGAGTGGGTCATGTATCAGCTGCAGAAGGGGCGTGAGTAGCGATGGGTAAGCGGGTCCGCTACGACTTCGAGCTTGTCGACGGCTCCTATGTCGAGACCGACAAGGGTGTCGCGTTCCGTATCTCGGAGACGTTCGGCTTCACCAACGAGAAGAACATCAAGATTTTGGAGAAGGGCACCGAGAAGCTGGGAAAGCTCGACGGGACCGAGTACTACATCGCCTCGCCCGTGACGTTCGCCCTGTACGGGCGAGTCTACTTCACGCTGGGCAACTCGCTCGTCTACATGCCCGGCCTGGAGGAAGTCTACCTGGGCGGCGATGGGCGATGAGCAAGTTCTGTCAGGCGGTTCGCCTCGTGGTCGCCATCGTCGTCACCACGCCGCTCGTTCTGGTTGTCGCGGCGCTCGCGCTGGTCGAGTGCCTCTTGAGGATGGTTTCCGGGGCGTTGATAAGGCTCGGCATCTCAATCCTCAGAACTCTGTCTGCATAGCGGCGATAGGCCCCGCTCCCGGGGCGGCACCGTTGCCCCGCGGCTCTCCAATAACCATCCGCGGGGACGTTCCCTACCGGTGCCGTGCCGGGGGCGAGGCCCCGAAACCGACAAAAAAAGAGCCGCCCGGTGTGGAAAGCGGGGACGGCTCCAGACCTGAAAGGAGGTCACTCATGGATTCTAGCAGAGCCAAGACGTTCCAGCAGATGGCCGACGAGCTTGGCATCCGCCACAAGCTGATGTACACGCTGCGCGAGGCATCGAGGGTGACGGGTGTGCCCTACGACACGCTGCGCATCGAGTGCAAGGCGGGCCGCCTGCGCTCGCAGCTGCCCGAGGGGCGCAAGGTGGGGCGCATGGTGCGCCCGGAATGGGTGGAGCAGTGGATTGAGGAGGGAACGCATGGCATCGAGGCTGCTTAGGTGCGCTGCGTACATCGCGCTCCTGTTCGCGGTGTACGCGCTCATGCCGTACGTCCTGCGGGCGATGCTGCTCGCGGCGGACGGCATCCGCGTTGTGCTCGGGATGGGGTCGGTACTGTGATCGGCAGGCGATTCGCGTTCACCGTCCCGTTCGTGGCGGGCAAGCAGCGCCACAGGCTCGACCGCAGGCACGCCCGGATGTACACGCCAAACGAGACCATCCGCAACGAGGCCGCCATCCGCGACGCGGCGCTCGGGGCCATGCGGGAGGCGTACCCGGAGCTCAAGGGGCTGCTGTTCCCGTTCAGGGTGCCCGTCGCAGTGCGCATCGACGTGTACGATTCGCTGCCCAAATCGAGGCCGAAGCGTACCGTGTCGGAGCCGAACACGTTCAAGCCGGACGCGGACAACATCGCAAAGCTGGTGATGGACGGGATGAACGGGGTGGTCTGGGGCGACGACAACCAGGTGGCCGAGGTCCACGTGGTCAAGTGGCCCCGTCGGCGCGGAATCGAACCGCACATGGACATACAGGTATATCGCGGCTGGGCAGACCCAGCTGAAGAAAAAAGTAGAAACGGAGATTAAGCAATGGAGTACATGCACATAAAAGTCCAAATCGATGGCGATGCGTTCGAGGTGCTTGACGAGTTTGCCACGAACTTAATCCTCGTCGCAGACGAGAAGGGCGCTGAGATAGGGAAAAGGGGCCTTAAGCCCGCGTGCCTGCGCGGCATCGCCTACGGGCTTCTGTTCAGTCCGAAGCTGTTGGGAACCGATGCGCAGGACCTCGAGATCTACGACCGCATTGTCGACAGCGCTGGCCGCATGGAGCGCATCTACAAGCTGGACGGGCCGCGCGGCGTGTTCGCCGAGCTGGCAGGCGTGAACATCGAGAAGGTCGAGGTCAATGAAGGAGAGGTGACCTTCAATGAATAACAAGATTATCGAGTTCAAGGACGATGCTGGAATGCCCGTCAAGTTCACCTCGCAGGACATCCGCGAGCGGCTGTGCCCGAACGCGACCGAAAGCGAGCTGGCGCTGTGTATCGAGCTGTGCAACCGCCAGCACCTGAACCCCTTCACCAAGGAGGTCTATCTGGTGAAGTACAGGGACGCCCCGGCGAGCATCATCACTTCCTACCAGGTGTTCAACCGCCGCGCGAACAAGCAGCCCAACTACGGCGGCATCGAGAGCGGCGTCGTGGTGCTCCGCGACGGCGAGGTCGTCAAGAAGAAGGGCTCCGCCGTCTACAAGATGATCGGGGAGCAGCTCATCGGCGGCTGGGCAGAGGTCGCGTTCACCGACGGCAAGAAGCCCGCATACGTCGAGCTGGCGCTCACCGACTACAGCACCGGCAAGAGCAACTGGGCGAAGATGCCGGGCGTCATGATCGAGAAGTGCGCCAAGGCCGGCGCGTGGCGTCTGGCCTACCCCGACGAGTTCGGCGGGATGTACACGGGCGAGGAGATGGACCAGAAGGTCGAGCGCGACATGCGCGCAGATTCTCAGACCGTCGAGGCCGAGAGCGTCGAGCCCGTGGTCGACCTGCAGCCCGTGCGTGACCTGTTCAAGCCGTTTATGGCGGCGACCGCGCTCGACAGCGCCGGGGCCATGGCGGCCATCTGCGCCGCCGTGGGCTGCACGTCGGGCTCCATGCACGACATGACGGTCATGCAGGCGCGCCGCGCGGCCTCGTGGATGGAGGAGGAGATCGCGGCCCGCAAGGCGCAACCCGAGCCCGCCGCACCCGAGCCGGAGCCCGTGCCCGTCTATGAGCCCGCGCCCGCCGAGTACGCGACCGCCGAGTACGCGACCGACGACGACCTTCTGGGAGGCTTCTAATGGCAGACGAGGTTTTGGCGGTCGAGGCCGTGCCGCTCGAGGAAGACTTTGACACGCTGGTGGCGTCTCTCGCCATCGACGACACGCTCGAGGACAAGCTGGCGAAGCTCAAGAAGAACGTGGACGAGAAGCTGGCGGACTACATGGACGTCAAGCGCATCAAGAAGGACGAGGACTTCAAGGCGGCGAAGAAGTACCGCACGGCGGTCAACGCCGTGAAGGAGCCCATTGAGGAGCAGCGCAAGGCCGCAAAGAAGAAGTACAGAGACCTGCTCAAGACATTCGACGAGACCATAGGCGAGATCACGGCGCCAATCGACAAGCTCTCCGATAAGTACAAGGCCGAAATCGACCGATACGACGGCGAGTGCAGGAAACGCCGCCTCACCGCGCTCAAGGGCCACTACTACGACCTCGCGGGCGAGATGGGGCCGCTGGTGCCATACGAGCGCATCGCCGACGATAAGTGGCTCAACGCGAGCTTCGGTGAGGTCAAGTCCAAGAACATCATCGAGCGCCGCGTGGGCGAGCTGCTGCACCAGTTCAAGTTCGTCAACGGCCTCGACTACGCGGACGAGTCCGAGAAGGCGTGGGCCGTCGCGTGGTGGGCGAGGACGCTGCCGGCGGACTCGGGCGAGGTTGCGGCTGCGGTCGCCGCGCATCGCGAGGAGGTCGCCAAGGCCGCCGCGCTCGCGGCGACCTACGAGCAGGCGATGGCACCCGCACCGGAGCCCGAGCCGGAACCCGAGCCGCTGCCGCTCGACCCCGAGCCCGTGGCCGCCGAACAGCCCGAGCCTGAGCCGCCATTGTGCGCGCCGAGATGCGTGCGGGTGGTCCCGCCGCGCCCCGAGCCGGATGTGGCCGAGGGCGCGGTCCCAGCACCGCAGAGGCGCTACCGCGTGGTCATCGAGTGCGCCACGGCGGACGAGCTGCGCCGCGTGAGGGCCGTCATGGTCGAGAACGGCATCCACGGACACGTAGAGAGGATGTAGGACATGGAGGAGAAGAACCTGCCGCCGCTCCGAACGCCGGAGCAGCGCAAAGAGGCGATGGCGAAGGCCATCCACACGCGCCGCGAGCGCGCCGCGTTCAAGGCGGCGTGCAAGGCGGGGAACATCCCGCCCGAGGTCGCCATCGAGGCGCCCATCGCGGCAAAGCTCAAGGTCGATGAGTTCGCCCGCTCGTTCCCGGGCATCGGCCCGGTCACGGCGCAGAAGATCGTCGAGGCGTGCCACATCCGCGACGGCCGCCGCGTGAGCGGCCTGGGCTACATGCAGGGGCCGCGTCTCGTCGAGGCCATCAAGGGTCACATGACTGCGAAGGAGGACGGGCAGTGAGCATCAATCGAGTGAACATCACCGGCAACCTCACCCGCGACCCGGAGCTGCGCGCTACGGCGGGCGGGATGCAGGTCCTGTCCTTTGGAGTCGCCGTGAACGACCGCCGACGCAACGCGCAGACTGGCGAGTGGGAGGACTATCCCAACTTCGTCGACTGCACCATGTTCGGCAACCGCGCCGAGGCCGTGGGGCGTTTCCTCGCCAAGGGCATGAAGGTCGCCATCGAGGGCAAGCTGCGCTACAGCTCTTGGGAGCGCGACGGCCAGAAGCGCTCGAAGCTCGAGGTTATCGTCGACGAGATCGAGGTCATGGTGCGCCGTGAGGGGCAGACGCAGGCCCAGCCGCAGCAGAGCATCGCGAACACGGTGCCCGTGCAGCCACAGGCGCAGGCCGCGCCGCAGTGGAGCGCCCAGCAGGCCTACGCCGCGGTCCCGCAGTCCGAGTTCTACGACGAGGACGTGCCGTTCTGATGAGGCACGTACCCGACATCATCCGCGACCACTGGGAGGCGGCCCTGTTCGCCGCCTCCTTCTCCGCGGGTTTCCTGTTCTTCTCTTTGCTTCTATGGGGGTGGTTCTGATGGCCTTCACCGTGTTCGACAGCTTCGCCGAGGTCTACGACGACTTCGACGCGAGCGACCCCGAGGACCTGCGCGACCGCGCGATGCTCGCCGACGCGATCATGATGTACGGGCTGCACGGCGTCGAGGCCGACCTTCCGAAGCACCTCCGTCGCGTTTTCAAGGCGATGAAGAACGCCATCGACAACTCCAAGGACGCGCGCGGCAGGGGCGGCAAGGGCGGCCGCCCGCGCAAGAAACCAGTTTCCGACAAACCCGAAACGCAGGTTTCGGAAAGTGAAAACCTAGGTTTTTCAAACGGGAAACCAGTTTCCGACAAACCCGAAACGCAGGTTTCGGAAAGTGAAAACCCTAACCTAACCTACCCTAGCCTGTCCTGTCCTGAACTGGATTGTGCTGAGCTGTCCTGTGATGGGGGCATCGCCCCCGCCGCGCCGCCCGAGTTCGAGCCGCCGACCCTCGACGAGGCCCGCGGTTACTTCGGCGCCAACTGCCTGAGCGGCGACCCGGACGCCTTCTGGGCCTACTTCGAGTCTCAGGGATGGGTCAAGAGCAACGGCCAGCCGGTGAGCAACTGGGGCGCCCTCGCGCTCGACTGGTCCAGGCGCCAGAAGCGCATCGACGCCGACGACCGGGCGAGGGGCAAGCCCACCGCCTCGGAGGTCGAGGCCGCCACGTTCAAGCCGACGAGGACGCCCGAGCAGACGAGGGCGGAGCTCGAGCGCAGGTGGCGCGAGGAACATCCGGGCATCGACCCGGCGAAGGTGAAGGCCCCGAGGGGGACGACCGCCGATCCGGTGGCGCTCAAGGCGTACCAGGACGCGCGGCGTCTGTTGGATGCGAGGGCCGCATGCGAGAGGAGGGCGTCATGAGCTTGGACGACGAGAGGAACGAGAACATGGGCAGACCGAAGGGGTCCGCGAGCATCTACGACGACGGGCCGCGCAGTGCCCGCTGCGAGACGTGCGGGTTCTGCGCCGTGAGCGAGGCGGTCATGACGGCGTCTGGCGAGGGCCGCAAACGGTACACGTGCATGCGCTGCCCAGACTTCGTGCACACCACGCAGGGGCTCGCGAGGTGCAACTACTGGGAGGCGCGCCATGAGGGCTGAGTCGCGGGACATGCGAGGGGGCAACGTGCTCGTGTGCCGTCAGTGCGGCAGGCGGTTCCGCGCGAGTGGCGCCCGCCAGCGGTACTGCTGCGGCTGGTGCGAGAACGTGGCGCACAGGAACGAGAGCAAGCGGCCCGTGGACGTATACCTCGGAACGAGGAGCGAGTCGGGCCGAGAGGTCAACGCCATGCGCGCGGCGCTGGCACAGGGGAGGCGCATCTGATGCGGGACGGTTACAAGTTCGAGTTCGGGGCGCTCGATGAGCCGGACGCACCCAAGGCGCAGGCGCTCAAGCCACTCGAGGAGGCGGCCGAGGTATACGGCGCTTGGCAGGATTGCGACGACATGCGCCTCAGTCCGATCATGACGGCGCGCAGGGAGTACCGCCAGAACCTTATCGACGAGTGCATGGACGTGGTCCAGGCGGTCGTCAGCCTGCTCGACGCCGAGGGGTTCACGCAGGAGGACGTGGACGCGGCAATCGAGCGCTGCAACGAGAGGAACCGAGAGAGGGGACGTTTGTGATGGAGACTTTGGATCAGATCAAGGCAGACGCGGTCGAGGTGTTCCATTTCGACCGCGAGTGCAGGCCGCAGGACAGGGCGCACGCCTATCTGGGGAAGTACCGCGTCAGGCGCGGCTACAACGACACGGCGATGCAGGTCGCGGTGACCGACATGATCGAGCGCGCCTACGAGGCGGGAAGGGCGGAGGTCGCCGACGCGAACCTCGTGCAGAACCTGCGCCGCCAGCTGACGAGCATCGAGGCGACCGTCGGGGATGCCATCGACCTGCTCGACGAGAGCGTAGGGGGGGCGGACTGCGATGAGTGACTCGAGGGTCGGCGGCTACCCGATGGGGGTGACCGACGCCACGATAGAGCGCTGCTACGGCGGCACCCGTGAGCCTAGGATGTGCGGGAACTGCAGGCACTTCTGCAGCAGCGACATCCACGTCGACTACGGCTACTGCCACCTCGAGTTCGAGCGCGCCTACGACGCAGAGGCGCCTGACCGCAAGGAAGGGTTCTGGCGCCTGGCGAAGTGGGCCGTGGCGTGGCTCATGGAGAACCTGCTGTACTGCGAGGACGAGTGCGGCGAGTGCCGCGACTACGAGGAGTTTGGGCTATGAGTGTCGAATTGCCGAGAGACGCCGAGGGACGAGAGATACCTCTAGATACCGTGGCGCTGTTCAACCGTGTCGGGAACGTATATAGCATCGTGCGCTGGACATTCACCACGGACTTTGATTTGAGTGACGGATGGTCGAACAAATGGCGTGCGATTACCGACCGTGGATTTGCACTCGATCCGGCACTCGTGTACCTCACCACGCCAGACACATGGGAGAAGCTGGAAGAGGACTTGGGCAGGGGCGCGGACGCGCTGAATTATGAAGCCTGCGCCTATTTTGGCAAAAGTGCGTGCGACTGCTCATCGTGCATCGCCGACAAAGGCGAAACCTGCGAAAGGGTTGTCATGCGCGACATCGCCGACCGCATCCACAAGCTGAGGGGTGAGGGCGATGCCTAGCGACTGCCCCTACTGCGGCAAACCGCATTTCAACTTCGGTGATGACGAGGAGGGAGTCGAGATGTGGATTAACGAGCCAAACGACGGCGAGTACGTCATTGTTGCCGACCCGCCGTTCGCATGGAGCACCCCGATTAACTTCTGCCCGTTCTGCGGGCGCAAGCTGGAGAAGGTGAAGACTGATGCTGACTAACGACTTGGTACCGTGCTTCGTCCAATCGTTCAAGACGGACTCAAAGACCGGCTACGAGAAGGCGCTGCTCGTTGGCGTATTCGACAAGACGACCACTGACCTTGACTGCTGCATATCCTCGAGCAGCAGGGATACGGGTAAAACCCGTCAGCCGGTTGCCGTGGTCATGTGCAAGGATGGCCGCCTGCAAGAGGTGAACGTACGGAGGGTCGTCATCGACGGCTCAGACGAAGTGTTCGATATGTACGCGTGGATGTTCAACGAGAACGACATAACCGAGCAGCTCGGGTTCCAGCGCAAGGAGGACGAATGACAACGCACCGACTCAAAATCTTTGTCAAATACGCCGACGCAATCATGAGTGGGGCCAAGACATTCGAGATTCGCAAGAACGACCGCGGCTACAGGGTCGGCGACAAGATCGTATTCGACGTCGTCACTAACGAAGGCTACGCCGTCGGAGAAGCAGCAAGGCATCCGCTCAACGGTGAAGTCTACCGAATCGACTACATCCTCGACGACTTCGAGGGCCTCGCCCAGAAGTACGTGGCACTGGCCATATCCAAGGAGGACTGATGGACGAAATCGAGGACGAATTCGAGCTGAAGCCCTGTCCGTTCTGCGGTGGCGATGCTGAGATGCAGCAGGGCAAGCATCAAGGTCTGCGCACCTTCTACGTGAGCTGCTTTGGGTGCGGCGCACGGACGGACCTAGAGTACGCCGAGGAGTTCGCTGCAGATCTATGGAATGAAAGGGTGAGCAATGTTGAATAAGCGAGCGATGATTTCTCAGCCCATGGCCGGCAAGACCGACGAGGAGATCGCGGAGGCGAGGGACAAGGCGCACGCTAAGCTGCGTGAGATGGGCTACGAGTTCGTGAACACCTTATTCACTGACGAGTGGTACAGCGACGAGGCTATGGAGGAGCGCGGCGTGGTGCAGGTTCCGCTCTGCTATCTCGCGAAATCTCTTGAGAACATGAGCCTGTGCCATGCGGCCTACTTCTGCAAAGGCTGGGAGAACGCACGCGGATGTCGCATCGAGCATGATGCCGCCGTCGCGTACGGGCTTGAGGTGCTATATGAAGATTAGCGATGAAGAGCGCCGCGAGGCCGTCGAGTTCCTGCGCTCAGGCAAGTGCCTATACTTTGACGAGCACCGGAAAACGGAGCTCGACTGCAACCAGTGCATGAAGGTGAGCACGATGCTTTTCGGCCACTACGATGCGCTTTGCGGGTTGGACAGCTGTGGAACCGATACGTGGCAAAGACTTGCCGACCTCATTGACCGCCCGAGCGAGAATATCGAGCGTCCTCGGTGAGTTGGTCTCCGGCGCTTGATAAGGTTCTGCCGTGGCGGGCGAGCTTTAGGGGGTATGCGAATGGCGTGTAGGCCACCTGTAGGAGATGGGCCAAAAGGCCCATCCACAAAGTCAGCACATCCGTTGAGGGACGAGTGGGCGCTCCGGAAGGGGCGCTCCTCTTACGTCCTGTGGACGGACGAGATGATAAGGCGGATGCAGGCGCACCCGGAGCGGACGGCGGCGGAGATCGCGGCGGAGCTGAGGGTGACGCCGAGCGCCGTGAGGCACGCGCGGCAGCGGTACGGGCGCTTTTCGACCGGAACGGATGGACTGTGCATCGTGTGCGACGCGCGGCCCGTGTTCGACACGTCGGCGCAGGCGAAGAAGTGGAGGCTGTGCAAGGGGTGCTATCTGGCGGAGAGGAAGAGGCGGCTCGAGGAAGAGGCGGAGAGCAACCGCATACGACAGGCCGCGCACAGACGGCAGAAGCTGGACGGAGACGTTTGAGAGGCTGGCCGAGGTGATCAGAATCAAGTCGACTAAGGTCGAGTAGCCGAAAGGCCCCGGGAAACCGGGGCCTTTTCTTTAAACGTTACCCCCTTTTTACGCACGTGGGCAAACGCACGCGCTTGTCCACGTGCGTAAAAAGGTGGGAACGTTCGCGTTTCCATATGGCTATCTACCAGCGGAAACGTGATTTTGTGGCGGGAAAAGGGCGTGAAAAACTGACCAAGGAGGGCATCGAGGATGCCGTCCGCCTGTGCCGTGCCGGAATGACCGACAAGGACATCGCCGCGTATCTCGGGGTCGCACGCGAGACATACAGCCGCTGGATCAACCACCCCAGAACCGACAATCAGCGTCAACTGTGTCACGTTCTAAAAAAGGCCGAGGTCGAGCGCAAGGCGACGCTCGTGGGCCGCATCATGGACGCGAGCGGCGACAGCTGGCAGGCGGCGGCGTGGCTTTTGGAGCGCAAGTACCCGCAGGAGTACGCCAAGGCGCAGCGCATCATGGATACCACCGACACGGCGGTGCTCAAGGCCGCCAAGGAGCTGGTTCTGTCCGTGCCGTCCTCAATCGGCGGGGACGAGTAGCCGATGCCGCTCACGAGGATGCAGCGCGAGTACCTCGCCAACTGCACACACCGCTACAACGTGAAGTGCGGGGCGACGGGCTCGGGCAAGAGCTACGTCGACATAGCCGTGACCATACCGCAGAGGCTTCTCGCCATGAGGGGCGAGGGGCTGGCGGTGATGATCGGGAACACCCGCTCGACGCTCGAGCGCAACATCCTCGAGCCGATGCGCTCGCTCTACAGCGAAGACGTCGTCAGCCAGATCGGGCGGGACAACACGGCCCAGATATTCGGGCGCAAGGTCTACTGCCTCGGGGCGGACAAGAAGACAAGCGTATCCAAGATTCAAGGCGCCACGTTCGAGTGGGTCTACGGCGACGAGGTCGCCACGTGGAGCGAAGATGTGTTCCAGATGCTCAAGAGCCGCCTGCGCTGCGAGCACAGCCGCTTCGACGGCACCTGCAACCCCGACAGCCCGAACCACTGGTTCAAGCGGTTCCTCGACGGCGACAGCGACATCTACAGGCAGGACTACACGATCTGGGACGGTGCGCTGGCACCGGATGTCATCGAGGCCCTCATCAAGGACTACGGCAGCGGCGTGTACTACGACCGCTACATCTTGGGCAAGTGGACGCTGGCCGAGGGTCTGGTCTACCCCGAGTGGGAGGGTGCCCTCGAGAGCCGATATACGGGCAGCGCCGCCAAGTACGCGGTGTCTTGCGACTACGGAACGCAGAACGCTTTCGCGGCGCTGCTGTGGGCGTTTGACGGCAAGGTGTGGCACGCGGTTGACGAGTATCGCTACTCGGGCCGCGACACGGGGCACCAGAAGACGGACGCCGACTACGTAGCCGACATGGCCGACTTCGTGCGCGGGCTGGGCAAGCCGCCCACGTTCATCATCGACCCGAGCGCCACGAGCTTCATCGCCGCGATGCGGCAGGCCGGGTTCAAGACCAAGAAGGGGCGCAACGACGTCGCGGACGGCATACGAGAGACGGGGGTGTGCCTGGGCAACGGCACGGTGCGCATCTCCGACGCCTGCGCAGGGCTGATAGGCGAGCTCGGCGGCTACTGCTGGGATGCCAAGGCGGACGGCGACAGGCCTGTCAAGGTCGAGGACCACAGCTGCGACGCGCTCCGTTACGGCGTGGCAACACTGCGCATGTACAAGCCTGCGAAAGAGCAGGTAAACCCATTCTTTGGAGGGAGGTAGCGGCTTGTCTAAGGGGCCTTTGGTGACCGATGGCGACCTCAAGGAGGCGGCGTCGGCGACGGCGTTCGCGGCCGATGCCATCGAGCGGCACATGTCGAGCGAGATGTACCGCAACGCCGTCACCGCGAACGAGTACTACCGCCAGCACAACGTCACGATCAACCGTTTCGTGCAGAAGATCTACTCGTGCTCCGGTGCCGAGGCCGAGGACTTCACGGCCTCGAAGCTGAGGCTGGCGAGTAACCTGTTCAAGCGCCTAAACGTCCAGCGCTGCACGTACTCGCTTGGTAAGGGCGTGAGCTTCGTGGACGTCTCGGCGGGCGGCAAGGACACGACCAAGGAGGGGCTTGGCGACCGCTTCGACGACGACGTCATGGAGATGGGGCTCAAGGCGCTCATCCACGGTGTGTCATTCCCGTTTTGGAACCTCGACCACATCGACGTGTTCACCGCCGACGAGTTCTGCCCGGTGTGGGACGAGTACTCGGGGGCGCTATACGCCGGCGTGAGGTTCTGGCGGCTCGACTTCGATCACCCGTGGCACGCGACCCTCTACGAGCAGGACGGCTACACGGAGATGGTGTCGGGCGGCAGCGGCTTCGACTTCGAGGTGGCCGAGGCCAAGCGCGCCTACAAGGTCACATATCAGGAGATACCGGCGGACGGGATGAAGCTGGCCGTCGATGCGGAGAACTACTCCCGCCTGCCCATCGTGGCGGTATGGGGCAGCGACGCGCACCAGAGCACGCTCGTCGGCATGCGCGAGAGCATCGACGCCTACGACCTCATCAAGAGCGGCCTGGTGAACGACACGCGCGACTGCGCACAGATCTACTGGCTCATCAACGGAGCCGGCGGCATGGACGACAGGGACCTCGACCTGTGGCGGGCGAAGCTCAAGCTGACGCACGTGGCCGAGGTCGACGCCGAGCAGGGGCAGTCCGTGACGCCGTTCACGCAGGAGGTGCCCGTCGAGGGCCGCAAGGAGACGCTGGCGCAGATCAAGGCCGACATCTACGAGGACTTCGGCGCGCTGGACGTCCACACCATCGCGGCGGGGGCGACCAACGACCATATCGACGCGGCATACCAGCCGATGGACGAGGAGGCTGCCGAGTTTGAGCGCCACATCCGCGAGGGTATCATGGACATCCTTGCGTTGCAGGGCATCGAGGACACGCCCGTGTTCACGCACACTCGCATCAGCAACACCAAGGAGCAGGTCGAGACCGTGTGCCTGGAGGCCGAGTATCTGGACGACGAGACGATCCTGCGAAAGCTGCCGAACATCACGCCCGACGAGAGGGCGAAGATTTTGGAGCGCAAGCAGCGGGAGCAGGAGGAGCGCATGGCGGCGCTGCCGCCCGCCCTGGCGGCGAACGCGAAGGGTGCCCAGAAGGGCGACGAGGACGAGGAAGGTGATGAGTGATGGCGGCATTGCAGGTGCTTGACGGCGAGCTGTGGCAGTGGGACACCGGGCGCGAGGTCGAGGTTGTCGGCTGCGAACAAGTGCATTTCGCCAAGTCGACCACGGGGACGTGCTACACGGTTGCGGTGGCTAACAGCAAGGCGAAGATTCCCGACGAGCTGCTCCAGGCGGCTGGGCGCGTGTACGCATGGGCCTACATCACGGACGAGGCATACGGCGGGCGCACGCGCATCGAGGCGCTCTGGGACGTAAAGAGGCGAGCCAAGCCCGCCGAGTACATCTACGAGCCGAGCGACCAACGCACCATCAAGGACGCAGAGACGGCGCGAGACGAGGCCAAGGCCGCGCAGAAGGCGGCGGAAGCCGCACGCGACAAGGCTGTCGCCGCCGAGGTCAAGGGGGCACGAGCCACGACGCTCGCCTCGGGCTCGGAGGCAACGGCGACGATGGAGGGCAACGTGCTGGTCGTCGGCGTGCCGAAGGGCGACGCGCTGAGGTACAGCGACCTCACCGCCGAGCAGATTGCGGAGCTCAAGAAGCCCGCGACGGACGCGGCGGCTGGCGTGAACAAGGTCAACAACGAGTTCAAGCAGCTCAAGGCTTCTGTCGAAACGGCGGAGAAGGGCCGCGCCGACGCCGAGGCGGGGCGCAAGAAGAAAGAGACCGAGCGCGGGCAGAACGAGACGGAGCGCAAGGAGGCTGAGGCCGGACGCAAGACCGCCGAGCAGAAGCGCAAGCAGGATTCGACCAAAGCCCTCGCCGACGCGCAGGCGGCTCTCAAGGACGCCAAGACGGCAGCCCTGAACTACCAGTCGATTATCGACTCGGCGGCTGCCGTGACAGCGCTGGGACTCAAGAAGGTAAACGGCAAGATTTGCCAGATGCGAAAGGTAGGTGCCTAAATGGCCGATACGCAGGCAACCGAGCAGGCAACCGAGGGGTTCGAGTACGCGGACCCGCTGGCATCGGACAAGGCGGTGTGGGCGCTTGTCGGCGCGGTGAAGAATCTGGGCGACCAGAAGGCGCTCGAGCGCGACGCCTCGACGGGCCGCTACTCCAACGAGAGCGTCGCCGCGATGGTGGACAAGCATAAGACGGGGCTGGTGTACACGTTCCTCATCCCGGCGGGCAGCCCCACCGACATCCAGCCCATGAGTGCCGCCGCGAAGCGTGTGGCCTCCACCGAGTTCGTGCCCGCGACGGCGACGAGCGCGGCTGTCGACCCGTTCGACGCCGAGGGCGGCCCGTGGTTCCACGTGTCCGCCAACGCCGGTGCCGACGCCGACGGCGTGCCGTGGGTCGAGGCCATCGACGGCGTCGACTATGGCTTCTCGCGCGTGGACAACGGACACGGCAACAACGTCTACGAGATCGCGCCGGTCGTGTGGCAGGCGGTCGAGGTGCTGACGAACGGCAACCTGCTCGTCTCGTGGTCCGACAGCCGATTCAGCGGCTCGCAGCCGAACCCCAAGGCGTTGCTGCCGGACGGCACACTGCGACCGTACATGCTGACGCCGACATACCCCATGAGCATCGACGCCGACGGGCGCCCGCGCTCCGTCTCGGGCGCGAAGGTCGCCAACCGCACGACGTCGCACGACTCGCTCGTCGACCTTTGCAAGACCGCGACCACGGGCTACTCGGGCATGAGCGTCTACGACCAGTGGTATATCAACTTCCACCAGTTGACCAAGACGCTCTGCAAGTCCTCCCAGGTGGACTTCCCGGGTTGCACGGACTTCAACATCCAGATCCACCCCGCGCTCGCCGAGACAGGCGTCACGCGCGTGGTCGTCACCGCCGAGCAGGCGGCGAAGATTCCCGTGGGTGCGTCGATGATGTACGGCACCGACACGGGCACCACGTGCCCAGACCGAGGCGCCGCGGCGGCGTACGACGTGTTCGACGGCGCGGTCGTCGGCGGCAAGGAGACGCTCACAGACGGCAACGTGGCGCTTCTCATGGACGTCGCCAAGGCGTTCGACACGACCGTGAACACATGGCTCCAGAGTGCGCCGTGGAACACGGGCAACACCGATGCCCTCGTGGGCGACGGCCAGGTGGCGAAGGACGGCAAGCATCCGTTCAAGATCGGCGGCGTCGAGACGGGGCTGGGCCTGTGGGAGTTCATGGGCGATACGCTCTTCGTCTCCGACGGCACGGGCTTCGGCATCGCGGTCAACCCCGACACTCGCAATGAGAAGAAGAATGCCGTGGCGGACGGGGTGACCCCGACGGCGGCGTGCATGCCGACGGCAGATGGCTACATGCTCGACATCCAGTTCGTCAACGGCCTTATCTTGGGAAAGGGGCTCGGCGGCTCGGCGACGACCGGTGTCGGCGACTACTTCTACTTCGACACATCCGGCGGTAAGGTCAAAGGCACAATCCGTCTGGTTCTGTTCCTCGGCTACCTGCGGAGCGGCTCGCTTGCCGGTCTTCGTTACGCGTACTCGCGGAGCGGGTCCGGTTGGGCCGCTTGGGACTTCGTCTCCCGGCTTTCTGCTACGGGCCGTAGCCGGGGGTGAATCAGGGCGTAGCCCTGAGAGGGGGCTGGCCCCCTCCTAACCCCAAACAGGGATTCACGGTGAGGGCGGCGCTGGTTTCTGGTTCAGTTCCTCGGCAACCTGAGGAACGGCTCGAATGCCGGTCTTCGTTACGCGAACTCGAGGACCAGGTCCGGTAGGGCCACTTGGAACTTCGTCTCCCGGCAATCTGTCTATAAATCTCTACTCGCACCGTGTCTACCGCGCCCGCCGCTTTCTGGCGGGACGCGGCTCAGCCTGACTCCTTTGAGTGAAATTTGTCCGCAAGGCTCACGGGCTGGTAGCCGCAAGGCGAACGCTCGTATGACAGACAGAAAGAGCTTTGATCTATGAAAACCTACTGCAAGGGCCTCGAGCTCACGCGCAGAAGCGTCGTCGAGGCCCTGCACCGATGGAAGAAAAGCGACTCAGGCAAGGAGAACGGCTGGCGCGTCGCCGACGAATACGGCACCGAGACGGCGTTCGTCGACCGCATCTGGCTAGAGCTCTCGACCGAGACGCTTACGTTCGAGCCGATTCGAACCTACCTGAAGCACGACCCGAACAACGGCAAGCTGCGCGAGATAAGCGTCGAGAGCATCAAGCGGCAGGTGTGCAACTACCTGTGCGTAGAGGCACTCGAGCCGCTCCTTGACGCCAAGGTCGGCTTCTGGCAGGTGTCGAGCGGCGTCAAGGGCAAGGGCGCGGCGCTGGGGATGCGCAAGCTCAGGCGTGCGGTTCATCGCTTCGCCTACCACGTACACGTCGACATCCGCAACTGCTACGGCTCGATGCAAACGGCGATAGTGGAGGGTCTGGTGGCGCGCTACGTCAAGAACAGCCAAGTCCTCTACCTGCTCCATTCGCTGCTGTCGACGATGAACGGCGTCCTTATCCTCGGCAGCTACCTGTCGCTTCGGTTGGCGGCGTTCGTGATCTCGTTCGCGTACCACGCGGTCGAGGAGGCGGCGAAGGAGCGGCGCGGCAAGCGCGTGAGGCTCGCGGGATGTCAGGTGTGGTACGCCGATGACGGCTATTTTCTCGGCAACTCAAAGCGCTCGCTCAGGAAGGCCGCGGCCATCGCCGCACGCGTTTTGGGGCGGCTAGGATTGTCGCTGAAGCCGTGGAAGGTGAGGCGCAACGGCGCCGAGCCCATCGACTTCGCGGGCTATCGCATCTGGTGCGCTCGCGGGCGCCGGGTCGACTTGCGAAAGAGGCTCTGGAAACGACTGCGACGCGCGTTCGCGCGCTACATGCGCAGGCGCACCGAGCGCTTGGCGAGGCGCGTGTGCTCTTACTGGGGCTGGCTGAAAACGGCTGTCATGGAGCACCAGATGAACGTCAAGCGGTGCATATTCAACGCGGCGAGGGCCGTGGGTTAGGAGGAAAAATATGGTTGTGAAGTCGGAGCGAACGGGCGAGAGGCCCGAGACGGTCGAGATCGCGGGGACCGACGTCTGGCTGCGCCGCGGCATCGCCGAGGGCGAGCGCGAGGAGCAGGGAGGCGAGGGCGGTTCCGTCAAGGTGAAGGTGTTCACCTACGAGGAGCTGCACTTCACCGACCCGACGGGCGAGCTGACGGTCGATGACGCAAAGGCCGACTTTGACACCGTCTGGACGGCACACGAGGCGGACGGCATGAGCATGGAGGAGCAGATCGCATCGCTCCAGCAGCAGGTCGCCGACTCGCAAGCGGCCCTTCTCGAGCTCGGCGACATCGTTGGAGGTGAGTAACTTGGCGAAGATCTACTACCGCGCCGTGAAAAGCGGCAAGCGCACGCTCGAGAGCGTTCCCGAGCGCTGGCGCGACGAGGTACGCCAGATGCTAGAGGCAGACGGCGAGTAGGGAAGGGCCCCGGCTTCGGTCGGGGCCCTTTTCCGTTATGCGCGGGCGACCATGCGTGCCGACGATTGGAGGCGGCGCATGGCGAAGGATAGCGCTCACGAGTTCTCAGACGCCGAGATTCGGGCGTTCGAGCGCGAGGTGGCGGGAGTGTACGGCGAGGCGAGCAAGACGGCCTACGCCAACCTCAAGCGCTATCTGGCGCAGTTCGAGGCCGACGACGAGAAGATGCGCGAGCGTCTCGAGGCCGGCGAAATCACCAAGGCTCAATACAGGTCTTGGCGAAGCGGGAAGATAGCGGCGGGCAGGCGCTACCGAATCGTCCTCAAGCAGTGCGCCGAGGCCATGACGCATGCGAACGTCGTCGCTGCCGCCGCCATCGAAGGCAGGCTGCCCGAGGTCTACGCCGAGAACTACAACTACGGCACGTGGCAGGTCGAGAGCGCAGCGGGCGTTGACACGGCCTACGCGCTGCAGGATGCGTCGACCGTCCAGAGGCTGCTCACCGACCACGACAGCTACCTGCCAAAGCCGTCCGTCAACGTCGCCAAGGACGCGGCGTGGAACCGCCGGCTCATAGCCAACCAGATCACGCAGGGCGTGCTGCTCGGCGAGTCGATACCCAAGATTGCGAAGCGCATCCAGGACGTGGCGGGGTCGAACCGCGCGGCGGCGGTGCGTCTGGCGCGGACCTCGACGACTGCGGCGGAGAACGCCGGGCGTGTCGACAGCTACAAGAGGGCCAAGGGGCTCGGCATCAAGGTGCAGCAGGAATGGATGGCGACGCTCGACGGGCGCACGCGCTCGAGCCACAGAAAGCTCGACCGCGAGAAGGTTGAGGTCGGCGAGAAGTTCAGCAACGGGTGCCGCTACCCGGGCGACCCCGAGGCGCCGTATGCCGAGACGTGCAACTGCCGATGCACGCTGATTGCGTGCTGTGACGGGCTCGACGTGCTCGACGGCGAGCGTTTCAGCCGACTGCCCGAGGGCATGACCTACGAGGAATGGAAGGCGGGCAAGCCCGCCGTCAACGGCGCCAAACCCGCGAACCGCACGATCTCGGAGTTCATGGACATGCCCGGCACGGCCCGCAAGCTGGATGCCGCCGGCGTGTCGCCGACCGAGGCGAGGAAGAGGCTCACCGAGCAGCTCAAGGAGTACGGCATACCGTCCGGCTCGTTCCGCAAGATGAGCGCCGGCGACCAGCAGAAGGTGTTGGATAGCGCCCTGGCGGGCATAAAGTCAGCGCGCGAGCAGGTCGAGCTGAAGGGTCTCGGCGGCAGTCTCCCGGCAGGGCTTTCGGCTACACAAGACGCGAGAAAAATGGCACGTGGAATGGCAAAACGCCTGCACGAATGCGACGATGCTGGCGTGAGGGGCCTATTCAGGAAGTTCGGCCAGCGTCTCGTCGTGTCTGACGAGGACGGCCATGTCGCCTGGTTCGAACGGTCTAAGGTGCGCGTCGAGATGTCGGTCGCAAAGGCGATGAAGGGCGACGAGATTCATGGTCCCTACCAAACCGCGTTCCACGAGTTTGGTCACATGATCGACTATCTTGCCGGCAATAATGGAAAGAGCGCGTCTTCCGGCAGCGGTATTGTTGAGGCCATAGACCGAGACTGGAGAAGACAGAGAGTCTCCGCCATCGTCGACAACCGGGTGCTATCGGGGAGGAAGGCCCCGGCCGAAGCGATCATGGACCTGAGGGCGTTCGGAAAGCAAACCGGCGACGACTCGCTCGTCGCGCTCGCGAGGAGCCTGAGGAGGGGACTGAGGAGCGGCAGTATCTCCTACGACGAGATTATCGACCGCGATGATTACAAGTCCGCCATGAGGCGCATGGCGGAATACGACCTCGACAATGGCGGGCGATTCATCAGGACCGAGGCCGATAGGATGATAATCGACAAGCTCAAGGAGCGGCGAGCGCGGATTAATGGCAAGAAATACGGTGACGTATCCGATATAATCGAAGGCGCGACAGGCTTTGACTATCCGCTCGGTTTTGGACACGGCGCCGCCTACTTCTCCGGTGACGGCGGTGAAGAAGCTCGAGCGACTGAGTTTTTCGCCGAGGCGTGCTCCGCAAAGGCGGCGAACGGTGAGTCGCTTGAGGTGATGAGCGAGCTGTTTCCAGAGTCGCTTGCAAAGTTTGACGAGCTTGTAGAGAGGCTGGCACGATGATGGATGTCGAGAAAATGACCGCCGAGGACGCGCTCGAGGCTCACATGGAGCGGTTCGGCTTCATCCCGTGGGGGCTTTCGACAATGGACGACGATCACGTCGTCGCCGCTGTCGAGAAGGCGCTCAAAGACGGAGAGCCGTACAAGGACGAAGTGCCCAAGGGCTGTGTCCTGTAAATACGAAACAACTTAGACGCTGAAGTAAAAGCCCCGCCACGGCGGGGCTTTTTTCATGCCGCGTGACCGTGCCGCGACACTGCCTGCAGAGAGATTGGGGCAGGCATGAAAGAGCTATTCACTTGCGCGAACTGCGGCGACTGCGCCGTAAAGCTGGGTTTCGGCTTTACGTTCCCGGATACCTACATCTGCACGCAGCGCGGCGACGAGGTTGAGCCCGACGACGGCTGCACGCTCGGGTGCGCCGGCGTGCCGATGCAGGCCATCGAGGCCATCGAGGCGGACGTCGACGGTCGCGTTGGCTACGGCTGCGAGGTGCTCGACTGATGGCCTACGGGCTCGTCGGCGGCGTCGGCGACCACGGCCGGCACGGCACCCTCATCACCGAGGAGATCGTGAACGCCGCGAAGCTGGATACCGCCGAGTGCATCGAGATACGGCAGAACAATATCGAGCAGGTCGAGAAAGCCCTCCTGCGAGCCTATAAAACGGGCCTAGAGGAGATAGGCCTCGTCGCGGAGGGCTACGCCAAGGCGACGTGCCCGGTCGACACGGGCAGGTTGCGCAACTCCGTCACGCACCTCCTCAAAGGCTACGACTGCTTCATCGGCACCAACGTCGAGTACGCGCTGTACGTCGAGGAGGGGACCTCCCGCATGAAGGGCAAGCACTTCCTGCGCAAGGCGGCGACGGGCCACGGGGACACGTACCGGGCGATTCTCGAGAAGCACCTGAGGGGCGGCGCGTAGGGCCGCGTTACTCCGTTTGGATACTCACCCTTGCCGCGAGGTATTGCGGCGCGGGCCCCGCCGAGGCAATAGGTGGGAACCCGCCCATTCCGAAGCAAGGGAGATTCTGTTGGCACTTACGCGAAAGATGCTCAAGGCAATGGGCATCGAGGACGAGAAGATCGACCAGATCATCGACGAGCACGCCGAGAGCGTGAACGCGCTCAAGGCGCAGCGCGACGAGTTCAAGGAGGCCGCGGACAAGGCGGACGGCTACAAGAAGGAGCTGGACGCACTCAAGGCCAAGGGCGAGGGCGCGGACGAGTACGAGGAAAAGTACAAGGCCGCTGTCAAGAACCTAGAGGACTACAAGGCCAAGGTCGAGGGCGAGAAGGCCGCAGCCGAGAAGCGCAGCCTGTACCGAAAGCTGCTCGAGTCGGCGGGCGTCGACCCCAAGCGCATCGAGACAGTTCTCAAGGTTTCCGACCTCGAGAACGTGACCGTCAAGGACGGCGCTATCGAGGACGCGGACAAGCTCACCGAGGGCATCAAGGCCGACTGGGCCGACTTCATCGCAACCACGACCGTCAAGGGTGCCGACGTGGCCCACGCCCCCAAGGGCGAGGGCGGCAAGGACATCAACGAAATGAGCACCGCCGAGTACATGAAGTACAAGGCGGAGCAGAGAGGCTAAGGGGTATCTATGTCGAACACCATCCTTACACCCAACATCATCGCCAACGAGGCGCTGGACGTACTACGCACCAACGCCGTCATGGCCAACCTCGTCCACCGCGACTACTCCTCCGAGTTCGTCGCGGGAGTGGGCGACACCATCACCGTCCGCAAGCCCGCCACCTTCGAGGCCAAGGAGTTTACTACCGAGGTCGAGGTGCAGGACGCCACGGAGGGCAAGGTTCCCGTCAAGATGGACAAGCTGCTCGACGTGACGTTCGCCGTCACGTCCAAGGAGCTGACGATGGGCATCGTCGACTTCTCCGCGCAGTTTCTCGTCCCGGCGATGCAGGCCTTCGCCGACAAGATCGACGGCTACCTGCTCAAGCTCGAGAAGGACGTCACGAACCGCGTCGACCACACCAAGGGCGCCATCGCCGTGGCGGACATCATCGCCGCCCGCAAGTTCCTCGTGGACGCCAAGGCACCCTCCACGGAGCGCCGCTTCGTCTACGGCTCTCAGGCCGAGGCCGACCTGCTCAACACCGAGGCGTTCACCAACGCGTCCGCCGTCGGCGACAACGGCACCGCCCTCAAGGAGGCATCGCTTGGCCGCAAGTACGGCCTCGACTTCTACTGCGACCAGAATGTGCAGAAGACCACGGCAGAGACGGCCAACTACACGCCGTCCATCGCGTTCCACAAGAACGCCTTCGCGCTTGTGACCCGCCAGCTCGAGATGCCGCTCGGCGCCCCCAAGGCGTTCTCCACCTCCTACGACGGCTTCGGTCTGCGCGTCGTGCAGGGCTACGACCAGAAGACCAAGACCGACACCGTCTCCATCGACATGCTCTGCGGCGTCAAGACCCTCAGCCCTGAGCTCGCCGCCGTCATCACCGATAAGCGATAGGCGCAGAGATGCTCGAGCAGGTGCTTCTGTCGCTGCGCAACTGGTTCGTCGCTGACAAGCGCACGGGGCGCGTCCGCATCGAGGACGGCCGCCTCGTGCCGCCCGCGGGGCTCGACCTCAAGGAGGGCCAGTACATCCGCATCACGGGCTCGACGTTCAACGACGGGTTGCACTCATGGCCCTACAACGGCCTCACGGACGAGGAGTTCGTCGGCACCGTCTGGGCGCTCGCCATCCCGCGGGCCGTGGTCGACCTCGCTGACGAGATCGCGGCGTGGCAGACCGAGCACGCCAAGGAGTTGGACAGCCCCTACGCATCCGAGAGCTTCGGCGGCTACAGCTACACGCGCGTCGGCGGCGACGGCTCGCCCATCACGTGGCGACAGCAGTTCAAGGCGCGTCTCGACCCTTGGAGAAAGCTGTGAGCCGCCTGTACGAGCGCATGGCGGTAGCGTGCGCGAGACTCGTCTCAAAGACCGAGCCTGACGGCGAGGGCGGATTCAAGACCGTCCTCGCCGTCGGCGACGGCTTCATGGCGGCGATTGTGCGCGACAGCTCGACGGCCTCGCGCATCGCGGAGCACGACGGCGTGAGGAACGTCTACACCGTGACCACCGGCGAGTCGCTGCGGTACGGCGACCTCTTCCAGCGTGCGTTCGACGGGCAGGTATTCCGCTGCACGTCGAACGCGGACGACGGGGCCGCGCCGCGCTGCGCGTCGTTCGGCTTCGGCCAGTGCAGCGCGGAGGAGTGGGAGGTGCCGGATGGCGACTAAGGCGGCGGCGCTGCAGGCGTGGCTCGAGGGCTTCGGGCTGCCCGTGTACCGCGACTCGGCTGTGCCGGGCGAGGCGAAGATGCCCTACATCACCTACGACCTGCCGACCGCGGCGTTCGGCACGCAGTGCAACTCCGAGGTGAACCTCTGGTACCGGACCTCGTCCGAGGCCGCGCCCAACGCCAAGGCCGAGGAGGTCGCCCGTGCGCTCGGGCTCTCCGGCGTGCTCCTGCCGTGCGACGGCGGCGGCATGTGGGTGATGCAGGGCGAGCCGTTCTGCAACGCCATGGCCGACGAGGACAACGCCATGAAGCGCCGAATCATCAACCTGACCATTGAGTACATGACCAGCTACTAGGAGGTCATATGTCTAAGTTCACGCGCATCCCCGAGAACACGTTCAAGGAGATCGTAATCAACGCGGGCCTGCTCGCCACGAACTTCAACCCCAATACCGCCGAGGTCGCGGAGTCCGAGCTGATGGGCGCGACGAGCGGCGGAGTCAGCTTCACCGCCACGCCAAGCTTCATCGACTACGGCGAGGACATCGACAACTGCCCCGCCAACACGATGGAGCTGAAGCGCATCGACAGCATCGAGGCCAAGCTGAGCGGCACATTCGTGACGCTGAACACCGCGCTCGGCAAGAAGCTCGCGACAGCAGCCGACGAGACCGCAGGAAAGATCGTCCCGCGCTCCGCGCTCTCGGAGGACGACTTTGCCGACATCTGGCTCATCGGCGACTACTCGGGCGAGAACGGCAACGGCTATATCGCCGTTCACCTCATCAACGCGCTCAACACGGGCGGCCTGCAAATCACGACACAGAACAAGGCCAAGGGCCAGTTTGCGTTCGAGTTCACGGGCCACTACTCAATCAAGACCCCCGAGATCGTGCCCTACGAGCTGTATATCAAGCAGGAGATTGGAGCCTAACCATGAAGCTGGAGAACCTTACCGCCGACGAGTTCCAGAACGCCATGTGCCTGTTGGCGGACGTGGCGGAGGACGTCATGAACGGCGAACTTGGCGCAAAGGCCAAGGCGGCCTATGCCAAGTTCCGCGCTGATTCCGCCAAGGCCAAGGCCAAGGCGAGCGCCAAGGTCAAGGGCGACCCCGAGGCCGCGAAGGTAGCCGCCGCCTCCGAGGTCAACGGCCTCGCCGTGGACATGGTGGCGGGGCTTCTACCCGACGTGCTGCGCCAGGGCGGCGAGATCAGCTACAAGCTGCTCGCCGCGCTTGACGGCCAGACGCTCGAGGAGTACAAGGCCGACTTCACCGTCAAGAAGTGGGTGACCGACATCAAGGATGCCATCGACGGCATCGACGGCATCAAGGACATTTTGGCTCCTTTTTTTGGATAGCCGCCGAGGACCCATCTCACATATGGCTCTGTCTGGGCGAGTACGTCGGGCCACGGCGTGCTCGCCCTTTCTGTAGGTACATGGTCGCGCGGTGGCGCGAGCGGGACGAGCGGGAGGCGTTCCGTGTGTACCTGAGCGAGTCGGTGCGCCTCATGGCGCAGGGGAAGTGGCTCAAGGAACCCTTCCTGAGCATCGTCAACGGCGATGCGGGCGATGGGTCCGAGGCGGAGGACACGCGCAGCGGCGACGAGATCGCCGCAGACATCATCGAGCGGATGGGATTGAAGGTGGTCTAGGTGAACCTTCTCGACCTGATGATTAAGGTCGGCCTCAAGGACGAGGCCAGCGGCAAGGCCGAGGGCGTGGCCTCGAAGGTCGTGAGCACGCTCGGCAAGGCCGGAGCGACCGCCGCCAAGGCGGTAGGCGTGGGCGTCGCCGCCGTGGGGGCGGGCGTCGCCGCCGTCACGGGCATGAGCATGAGCGCATACGCCGCATACGAGCAGAACGTCGGCGGTATTAAGAAGATTTTCGGCAACATGGGCAAGTCCCTCGAGGACTACGCCGCCATGACCGGCCAGACCGTCGAGCAGTGCTCCGGTAAGTGGGGGCAGCTCGAGCAGGCCCAGACGACGGTGCTGGCAAACGCCGACCGCGCCTACATAACGGCCGGCCTGAGCGCCAACCGGTACATGGAGCAGGTCACAGGCTTCTCGGCCTCGCTCGTTTCCTCACTGGGCGGCGACACGGTAAAGGCCGCGAAGTACGCCAACACGGCCATGGTCGACATGAGCGACAACGCGAACACCTTCGGCACGGCGATGGAGGACCTCCAGAACGCATACCAGGGATTTGCCAAGCAGAACTACACGATGCTCGACAACCTCAAGCTGGGGTATGGCGGAACCAAGGAGGAGATGCAGCGCCTCGTCAAGGACGCGCACGCGGTCAACTCAGCCGTGGACGAGTCGAGCCTATCCTTCGATAACGTCGTGCTGGCCATCCACACGATGCAAGAGCAGATGCAGATCGCCGGCACGACCTCGCGCGAGGCCGCCACGACCATCGAGGGCTCCTGCAACATGGCGAAGGCCGCCTGGGAGAACTGGGTGACGGAGCTGGGCAAGGACGACGCCGACATGGGCAAGCTCACCGAGGAGCTGCTACAGTCGGTCGAGACGGCGGCATCGAACGTCGTCCCGCGCGTTGCGACCATCGTCGGCACGGCGCTGTCGCAGCTACCGAGCCTTGTCACGTCGGTCGGGCCCGTGCTCGGTCAGGCGTTCGTCAGCATCTTCACGCAGGCGCTCGACAGCGCGGCGGCAGCCGTGCCCGGGCCCATGGGCGACATCCTCTCCGCCGTGTCGGACGGCGTGGACGAGATCGGCGAGCGCTTCAAGGGCCTGCGCGAGATCTGGTCGGTTGGTGACAACCCGCTCGAGTCTTTGCACCTCGCCATGGTCTACGGCCTGACGCTGCTCGAGGGCGACCTTTCCACGCTGCAGGAGAACATCACCTCATCGCTGCCCGGCATCGCCGAGGGCTTCGCCGACGTGGGCGGCGAGGTCGTTCCCAGGCTCGCCGAGGGAATCGAGATGGGGCTGTCGTTCCTCTCCGAGACGGCGGCGTCGCTCATGACATCGCTCGGCGGCTACCTGTCCGAGAACCTGCCCTCCATCACGGAGAGCGGCCTGCAGATTCTCACCGGCCTCTCCGAGTCCATAGCCGAGAACGCGGGCGTTCTGGCAGAGGGCGCGGCGAACCTCATCGTCGGCTTGGCGCAGGGTATCGCCGGCAGCCTGCCGACGCTCATCGAGCAGGCCCCGGTCATCGTGCAGAACCTCGCCAGCGCGATCAACGACAACGCGCCAATACTGCTCGGTGCCGGCATCCAGGCAATCGTGACGCTGGCACTTGGCATCGTGCAGGCGATACCGACGCTCATCGCCAACATCCCGGCCATCTTCTCGGCTTTCGTCTCGGCTTGGTCGGCGCTCGACTGGCTGAGCCTAGGCAGAAACGCCATCACGTTCCTGGGCAACGGCATCACCGGCATGGTCGGTTTCGTCAGCTCGTGCGGCACCAACATCGTGTCCGCTATCCGCGGCGCAATCCAGAACCTGCCGTCCACCCTGGCGAGCATCGGCCGCAACGGAATCAGCAGCCTGGGTTCCGCCATCCGCGGCGCGGTCGGCTTCGTGACCTCGGCAGCCTCGAGTATCGGCAGTTCCATCATGGGCGCCCTGTCCTCCATCCCGGGCCGCGTGGCCTCCATCGGCTCGCAGATCGTGCAGGGCATCGCAAACGGAATCAGCGGCGCGGCTGGCGTGGTCGTGAGCAAGATTACCGGCGTGGTTGGCGGCGCCATCGACGCGGCCAAGAACCTGCTGGGTATCCACTCCCCCTCGCGCGTGTTCCGCAAGATTTTCGGCTACGTCATGGAGGGCGCGGCCCTCGGCATCGACGACACGGCGGACGAGCCGGTGAAGTCCATGAGGTCGGCGGTGCGCAACGTCGAGAAGGCCGCCGTGTTCGGTGTGAGCGTTACCGGCGGCGGAGCATACGGGGCGACCGCCAGCGGAGCCGCGGGCATCGCGGGCGGCGGCAACGTTTACAACCTCTACCTCGACGGCGACCTGCTGGGCGTCGACGGGCGCGTGGCCTCCGCCTTCAGGAGCTTCGTCGCTGCGGTGGAGCAGAGCATGGCGATGGGGGTCGCGTAGTATGGCGCAGGGAAACTGGGTTCAAGGCGGCAGTGGCTATAGAAAGTACTGCTGGTGCGCGTACGTGGACGTTGCTGAGGTCGGGCGCACGGACACCACCGTGACCTACCGCGTCACGCACGGCTACGGCACGCGCTACGCCATCGACTGCTACGCAAACGGCAGCTCGTCGGCGGGCGGCTCGTGGAACGGCTCGGTCTACTCGACGAACAACTCCGACTGGGTATGGGTGCAGTGCACGTCGCGCGACGTCGAGCTCGCGCGCGGCAACGGCGACGCCTACAACCACACCTTCACGGGCCAGATTAACGTCACGGGCGGCTTCGGCAACGGAACGTCGAACGCCTCCAACACCGTCACGGTCCCGTGCCGTGCCTACCACACGCCGCACACGCCGAAGAACATCAGGGCGGAGCGCCTGAGCGACACCAGCGCGAAGGTCAGCTGGGACGTCGACTACACGGACAGGGCCGGCGCCTACCCTTGGGATACCGTGACCGTCGGCGTGGCGAAGAACGGCCCGGGGAAGTTCACCGACGTCGGCACCGTCAGTTGGGATACCACGAGCCACACCTACAACGGCCTCGAGCCGGGCTGCATGTACATCTTCTCGGCCAAGGCGACGGGCCCCGGCGGCACGTCGGACTACGGCGTGAGCGCGCCGGCGATCTACACCACGCCGACGGCGCTAGGCATGCTCGAGGCAGTCAAGGCGGAGGCGGCGAAGGTCGTGCTCAAGGGGCACGACGCGCCGGCCTTCGTCGACAGCTGGGAGTTCCAGCTCACGACCGACGGGCGCAAGACGTGGGTCGATGCGGACGTGAACGCCTCATGGGAGGACGAGGAGGCACCGGCGGGTACGGTGCGCTACCGCGCCCGCGCGGTCAAGAGCGGCCTCAAGGGACCGTGGACCGAGTCAAACGAGGTCACGACAATATGCCCGCCGCTCGCACCGTTCATCAGGGGCGTCAGGGCGGCTTACGCCACAGGTTCGACCGCGACGCTCGAATGGGTGCCCAACCATCCGGACGGCTCGGCGCAGACCTCAGCCGAGGTGCAGGTCACGACGCCGACGGGTCCCACCACCACGACGGTCGATGGCCCGGGTACGATCCTGAAGCTGCCGACCGGCACCAAGGGCCCCTACTCCGTGCGCGTGCGCACCAAGGGCCTCGACGAGGACTGGGGCGCATGGTCGAGCGCGGCGGCATATACCGTGGCGGATGCGCCCCAGGCATTCTTCACCGATCCGGCTGCGGACGGGGCGACCTTGCGCGCGGTGCCGCATACCATCATGTGGAAGGTGGCCGACGAGACGGGCGTCAGCCGACAGTACCTGTCTTTGTGCGACATCAGGGGCAATCTCCTGTGGAGCGGGACTGTGGACAAGGACGCGCGCTCCTTTGGCCTCGGCTACGCGCAGCACGCCTTCGTCAACTTCACGCCGTACAGGGTCATGCTCACGGTTACGGCCGGATCGTCGCTATCGGTCACCGTCTCGAGAACTTTTCGGACCGACTGGGCACCGCCAGCCAAACCGTCGCTCAACATCTTCGTCGACGAGAGGTTGGGATGCCAGCTGTCGGTATTCCCAGGCAAGGCCGACAGTGACGACACGCCCGAGACGTCCCACTTCACCGTGTCGCGCGTCCTGCCCGACGGCTCGACCCTGCAGCTCGGCTCGCACCTTGCGGCGGGCGAGGGCGCGAGCGACCCGCTGCCTCCGCTCAACAGCGAGTTCGAGTACGTCGCGGTTGCCTACGCCGCGACGGGCGTGAGCACAGCGACGAGGGTTAAGACGACCGTGGCGAGCCGCGAGGTGGCTCTCAACTGGGGAGCCGGCGCTGAGAGGTCGTGGCTCGGGCGCTATCTCAAGAAGGGCTCGAGCCGCAAGGTGACGCACGGATACAAGATGCTGCATTTCGCCGACGGCGGGGAAGGGCTGCCCGTCTCGTACGGTATCAACGAACGGGACGTCAAGGACAGCATGGACTTCCTGCTGCTCGACGAGGAGGACTACAAGTCATTCCTCGAGGTCATGAACAGGGCGGGGCGCTTCTGGGTGCGCGATCTCTACGGCGAGCGGTTCCGCGCCCGCCTGAGCTGCAGCGTGAAGCGTTCCGACGGCGCGTGGGTGGCTTCGTGCGACCCGACGTGGGAGACGTGGGAGGAGCCCGCCAATGGCTGATAGCTGGATAAGGCCGTTCGACGCCTCCTACGACTTCGTGCGCGTCTCGCGCGAGACGGGGCTCGAGCTCGACTTCGTGCGCGACATCGAGAACGGCGGCTCCATCGAGCGCAACGCAAACACGGCGCTCTACGAGACTGCATCCCTGGACTTCGCTGACAAGTTCGACGTTGGCAACGACTTTCTGCGTGTGTACCTCAACGCCACCTTCACGGACGGCAGTAAGAGGCGCGAGTGCCTCGGAACATTCATGCCGCAGGTGGACTCGGTGGACATTGACGGCGCCTACCGCGAGGGCCAGATCAACGCCTACGGCCTCCTGAAGCGGCTCAAAGACGACGACTTCGACGGGCCGTATGTGATCGTTGCGGGCAGCAATCTGGTTGATGAGGCCGTCAAGATAGCCGAATCGGTCGGCCTCACCGTCTACGCCGATCCCAGCAGCCTCCTTCTGGGCAGCACCTTGGTTTTCGGCGTGGGCAGGGACAACGACGCTAAGAACAAGCTGGACGCGGTGGACCTGCTCCTCAAGGCGGCCGGGTTCCGCTCGCCGGCGACCGACCGGATGGGCAACGTGATCTACAGGCGCTACGTCGAGCCTGCCGACATGCCCATCTCGGCCGAGTTCACCGAGGGCAGGGACGCGCGCTTCATGCCGGACATGACCGAATCGACTAACCGCGCCGAGGTCTGCAACGTCGTGCACGTGGACTTCAGCACGCAGGACGCATCGGTGCGCGGCACAGCGGTGGACGACTCGCCCGATTCAGACCTCTCGACCGTCTCGGTCGGTCGTCGAATCGTCAAGAGCTACAGCTACGACAGCCTGCCGGGCGTGGATACCGAGGACGCCAACCTTGTCGAGGGCGCCGCCAACGCCCTCATCGGCACCGGCAAGAAGTCGGATAAGAGCTTCAGGCGGAGCGATTCGCACGGCAGCATCCAGACCGTCTACGTCTCCGACTCGCCGCAGGTGGGCGTGCTTTTCGGCATCAAGGTCGTCTCGAGTGGCGGGCGCGTCGGCTTCTGCCAGGACGAGGGGCCGAGCGTCAAGAAGGATACGGACTACACGCAGAGTGTGTGGGTCAAGGGCACTAAGGGCGCGACGGGCATCATGCAGTCTTTCTGGGATCAGGAGAGGGCGCTTGGCCCGGTGACCAAGGGGTTCACCATGACTGGCGAGTGGCAGAAGGTCAGCTACACCTACCACGCCACGGAGAACCACAGCAAGGTCAGCTGGGGCTACTGCTACATCGACGGCGGCGAGGCCATCTTCGTCGCCGACAAGGTCGAGGAGGGAGGCAACGCCACGCCTTGGCCCCAGGACGCCATGCAGGCGGCGGCGGACCGCAAGGCGGCTGAGCTGCTCGCCACCGAGCGCGCCGTGACGCGCACGGACGAGTTCAAGAGCGTGTACAAGCCCGTCGAGCCGTGCATGGCGGTGGCGATGAACTACAGGACCGGCGGGGTTGTCGGCAAGCTGGCAATCCAGAAGCAGACGCTGACGCTCGACGCCGGCTGCGTCATAAAGCACACGGCGAGGAGGTACGAGCGATGAGCGATTCGACAGCCGAGATCAAGGGCGCGGCGGCGCGGCTGGCGGCGGCGATGCCGTCGGGCGGCAAGCGGCTGACGATGGAGTTCGGCACGGTCGTGGGCGTCCACGACACGGCGCTCGACGTGATGCTGCACGGCGCGGTAGTGACGGTCCCGATGGTGCGCTCCTGCACGGGGTGCATCATCACCGACCGCGCCGTGATCCTGTCGCAGGGCCCGCTGGCCGTGTGCGTCGGCACGATGGCAGCGGTGTAAGCCGGCGTTACGGGGGCCCGAACCTGCAGTGTGGCGGGGAATGGGCCCCACCACACTGCAGAACGGGAAGGAGGTCAGATGGAGGTACTCAAGCTCTTCGTGCCGTACGGACCGACTTGGCTTGGAGGCGTGCTTCTGGCGCTTATTGCCGTTTACTTTGGGCGTCAGTTTCTCGCCGAATACAAGCTGCAGAACGAGCGCAAGGCGAATCTCGACCTCAAGCGCGAGGAGCGAAAGCAGGCCGAGGTGGACGAGCGGGCGCAGCGCGACCGTGAGCGCTCACAGATGGAAGGCCGCATCGCCGCGCAGATGGAGCGCAGCAACACCCTGATTGAGGGGATGAAGACCCTCATGGAGTCGGTCGTCGCGTCAAACGACGTCTTGCACGCCGATCTTGTCCACAGTCAGGCGCGCAGCCAGGGGATGGCCGAGAAGGTCGACCACATCTACGACCGCGTCGACCTCATGTACAGCAAAGAGACAAGTAGATAGGAGCAATCATGACTAAGCAAAAAATCGTCCAGAAGCTGACGAGCCGCAAGTTCTGGCTCTGCACCGCCGCCTTTATGGGCAGCGTTGCGACCAGCATCGCCGGCATCGCCACGGATAACCAGACCGTCGCCGCCATCGGTACCGTGTGCGGTGTAGCGAGCGCCGCGATCTATGCTGCCGCCGAGCAGGCAGTGGATGCCGCTCGCCTGAAAGCAGGTGGAGAGAATGACCGAGACTAAGCGTGCATTCTCGCGCCGTGCCTTTATCGTTGCCGCGCTTACCCTCGCAACCGCTCTCGTCGCTCCGCCCAGTGCCGAGGCCTATCAAAGCGTCAACAAGTACGTGAGCAACGGTCACGGCTACCTCAACGCAAGCTATCTCGTTATTCACGAGACCGCAAACCCGGGCGCTTCTGCGTACAATCACACTCTGTTGTGGTCGCGCAACGACACATACGCCGTGCACCATGTCATGGAGCTTGACGGCTCCACCGTGTACAACACGGTGCCCGAGAACCGTTTGTGTTGGCATGTCGGTAACGGTAACGGCTACACCGTCGGCATCGAGCTGGCCCATGCCACCAATGCCTCTGACTTCTCGAAGCAGTGGTCCGAGGCCGTCAAATGGACGGGCGATGAGCTGCGCTCCCGTGGCTGGGATACGTCCCGCCTATTGAGCCACTACGAGGCAGCTCAGCGCTGGGGCGGCAGTGACCATACCGATCCCAACGGCTATTTCGCCCAGTACGGCAAGAGCTGGTGGGAGTTCAAGCAGGCCGTTGCCTCCTATCTGGGCTCCGGCTACGTGGCACCCATCGCGCCGACCAATGGCAACGGCGGGACCTATGAGGGGGGCGGCTACAGCTCACCGGCGGCAAGCTTCCCGAAATCGACCGGCGCCTGCGTGAACGTCCACTATGCGCTGCACAACCGCGGCGGCGGCTGGAACTCCGAGGTAACGAACTTCGACGACGCCAGCGAGAACGGCTTCGCGGGCATGCCTTACGGCTCCCACGACATGCTGATCGCATGGGCTGATAACGGTACCCTACGCTATCGCGTCCACACCCGCGAGTCCGGATGGCTCGACTGGGTGCAGACCGCATCCTACGGCGACAGCGTGAACGGTATGGCGGGTGTCTGGGGTCAGACCATCGATGGTGTCCAGATGTACTACGTCACGCCTGGTGGTGACTACCGTCAGGTCTACTACCGCTCTCAGGATGTCGATCATGCCGGATGGTGGGGCGAGGTCTGCGACGACGGAACCACGTATGGCGGAGACGATTACGCCGGCTATTACGGCCATGCGCTCGACCGCTTGCAGGTCTACATCTCCGACGGGACTCGCCGATGATCGCGCTGACGTTCGTGCTCGGCTCGCTTTTCGGTGGCATCGTGGCGACAATCGGGCTCTGCATCGTGAGCATCAACCGGCGCTAGCGACCGCGGGCGATAACAGCAAAAGGGGCCGTGGCGGTTCGTCGCCACGGCCCCTTTCTCGTATCCCTCGAATATCCCAAGTGGGCGCAAAACCCCAAGTACGGTCAGCGTGTTGCGGTACGGTCAGCGTGTTTTGCCTGTTGGTCAGCATCAATAGCGAGCTGCGGCAAACTGTC